CGTGGCGCAAGGACTTCTATGCTCCTTATAAGCGTAATCGATCAGATGCTCGTGCCGCACATACAGAAAAAGAAGCAGAAGAAGAAAAAGTCTTTTGGGAAGCATTTGATACATTCAAACAGTTTATCACAGATAAGACTAACTGTACTGTATTACAAAATTCACAACTAGAGGCAGACGATCTTATCGCAGGTTGGATACAGAGTCATCCAGCCGATAATCACGTTATTATTTCAACTGATACTGATTTTGTACAGCTCATTGCCCCTAATGTTCGACAATACAATGGTGTAATGGAACATGTTATCACACACGAAGGAATCTTCGATGACAAAGGCAAGCCAGTTATCGATAAGAAAACACAAGAACCAAAAGCAGCACCTAACCCAGAATGGCTCTTATTCGAAAAGTGTATGCGTGGTGATACCAGTGATAATGTCTTCTCAGCGTATCCGGGTGTGCGTACTAAAGGCACAAGCAAAAAAGTGGGTCTTACTGAAGCATTCGAAGATCGTAAAAGCAAAGGCTATGCGTGGAACAATCTCATGCTTCAGAGATGGACTGATCACGAAGGCGTAGAACATCGTGTTTTAGAAGATTACGAACGCAATCGTCGACTGATCGACTTAAGTCATCAGCCAGACAATATCAAAGAAATCATTGCCAATACTATTGCCGAAGCTACTGGTTCAAATAAAAATATCAGTCAGGTCGGTGTTAAACTAATGAAGTTCTGTGGTCTTTACGATCTTAAAAAGATTTCAGAACAAGCTCAATCTTATGCGGAACCATTGAATGCAAGATACACTATTAAAGAAGATCGCAGTCTATCAGTCTAACGATACCTGCGAGTCTAAGACAGACACGTGCCTGGAGAAGAATATGACACATTTACACGCTAAACCTATCATCAAAGACAAGTTTTGGATCGTCGAAGAAGATGGCGAACGTATCGGAACTTTAAGAAAAGATGAGGAAGATAGATTTGTTCTCAGTAACGGAGAAGGATTTAAGATTTATAAAACTAAAGAAAGTCTAACCAAACAGTTTGGCAAAGATTTCTTTGTTGCAAAGATTGTTAAGGAAAGTGACAATGCACTTCCAAACGAAGTGCATGGTTATTCGACTAGCGTAGAACCACATAATGCTATGTTCGACATTCGAAGAAAACTTCCGTTGTTTACAAAAAGCGAAGATAGTAAAAGTTTGTACTGTGCCGGTTACTATGTAATCAAGTTTGATAAAGGTTGGGTCAAGAGTTTCTGTCCTAAGTTAATCACTCTGCAAAGATATCCTTACAAGGGTCCTTTTAAAACTGAGATTGAAATGAAACAGGTATTGAACAATGTCTCAAAATAATATTCCATCTAAACTACCTGCTGTTGAAAAGCTGATACAAAGAGTAGTTTCTGCAGAAAGAAGTCAACAAAGAGAAATAAGACTTACTATCCAAGAAGCCAAAGACATAACTGCTGAAATGGCTATTTTGACTTCCAAGCTAGGTCAAACAGTACAAGAAATACATCAAATGTTATCCGAAATACGTGAATCAAATACTAAGATAGATGTTAAGTTCGATGGAGGAACCTTCTAAAGGTGATAAATATATACGTGGTTAATTAGGAAAAACACGTATATGAGCAGACCAAAACCGAAAATCATCTTAGAATATGCCAATAAAGAAAACTACAAGATTGAGCAGATTCTCGAGAGCGAAGCCATCTGGGCTGTCTTCTATAAGGGCAAACCTTTTAATCTGAAAAGCGGCAGTCTTGTCGCCAGCTATCCAGGACCAAAATATAAAAAAGTAAGTTTTTCAAATCCTGGACATGCTCACAACCTTGCGAAAAAATTAAATAAATTGTTCAAGTGCAATGACTTCGGTGTTTATAAACTTACCGAAGGTGAAAAACTTTAAATGCCTACCAAGAATACCTATAGTTCGGTATTCATCAAAGCTGCCGGATTAACAATCTCTGAAGATAGCGTAAAATCAAAATGGTGGTATAATCTTAGATCTAAGGACGAAGGCGGTCTGAGATTAACCGATGAAGGCTTGCTTTTTCTCAACGAAGAAGCTAAAATAAAAACGTACGAAGTTCAAATTCCGAAAGAAATCAAAATAACACCGCAGGTATTAATATGGCTTGATCGCTATATTAATTCTCCGTGGCATTTGGAGAAACATACTATTACTGTTATATCCGAAAAAGCTGCTTTTGAACTTTACCTGTTTTCCGGCGATGTTAGGAAAATGGGTCAAGCCAAGGCGATGTCTAGAAGATTTCAAGAAGAAATCAAATCTGAAAACAATCATTAACTGGCCATATAAATATTTCATCGTGATAGAACTCAACCCATTAGACGTATTAAATGCAAGAAAACTGTTTAGAATCCCTAGACATTTTTCCAAAGTAAAATTGTCCGAATCGAGTTTTGTTGCGGACATAAATGAGATCGAAAGCTGGATAGAAAATCGATGCAAAAGTAGATACAGTATTAGTAAACTACCTTTGACAGATTCGTCAGGCAAGATCAAAGAATGTGTCTATGCAGGGTTCGAAGAAGAAAAAGAACTCACATATTTTATGTTGGCCTGTCCATATTTTAGGAGATAAAAATGACCACCGAAGCAACACAAGAACAATCGCTACCTGAAGAAAATCAGCAAACCAATACTCCTCAGCCAGAGGCAGGTACTGATTTAAATATTAGCGATTTAAATGCACTAAAGAACATCATCGATGTTGCAACACAAAGAGGCGCATTTAAAGCAGCAGAATTAGAAGCAGTTGGAAAAGTATATAACAGACTTTCTGGTTTTTTAGAATCAGTAAGTAAAAAAGGATAAAAAATGAAATCATTAAAACACATTGGTAGATTAAAAAACACCGGAGCGAAAGTATTGGTAGTGTTCAGGACACTGCCCGGAGAATCAAACTCGGCTCTGGTACTACCAGTGGCGAATTTAAGTGATTCATATCATGATGCTCTAATGCAGTTAGTAGAGTCTGATCAAGCTCAAGAAGCTAACGAGTTTGGAGAGATTATGCATGTACGTCAGTTCCCGGACGGAAGACCTATGCTGATCGCAATGACACAAGATAATAGATTACAAAAAACACCGACGGATAATGTTGTTATGACCCCAACACACTCTGCGGAAGTTCAGTTGGATCAGCTTAATGTTCTTATTGCAGAACAAAGAAACTGTGCGATTGATGATCTAGCATCGTTTGTATCCGGATCTCCTCCAAAGTCTAAGGAAGATACAACAAAGGTTTCTGAGCCAGTTGCAGAAGCAGTTACACAATCAAACGATCCGTTAACTGACAAAGACCTAGCTCGCAACTACAGAAGTCAAGCAGATGCGATGTATAAAGAAGCAGCTCGTCTACGTAGAGAAGCAGATTTATTAGATCCTCCACAAAAGAAAACAGTTAAAGCGGCAGAAGAAGCTAGTGCCTAAAAGACAGTTTAAGCTGCCTAGACATCTAATAAAAAAATGGCCAGAGGCCCTCGAAGGTTTAGAAATGAACACGATGCCCCTGGCCTATCTTGATTTAATCAAGTTAGAGTTTACAGATGGAAGAATATGGCACATATCAATCAACGATTTATTAAAAGAACATGCCGCTGATGATGTGGTAGATCATCTTTTAAACATCATCGAAGGCAACGAAGGCGAGATTAAAAAAATCGACTTTGATATTGATATTAATAGGCTTAAGTCTGATATATCTAGTCAGACAAAAAAACTTTTTTAGATTCGATACGATCTAATAAATGATTAACAAATCGTTCGTGAACGATTTGTTTAGGGTGACCTCCTGCGTGGAGGTCTTCTTCTTGCTTCTCAACAAAGTTATAGAGATTTAAATCAGTTAAAAAATGTTCATTTTCTAAACATTCAGTTTTTAGATTTTGAATATCCTTATAGATTTCTGACAGCTTTATTAGTCTATAAAGGCTAAGATAATAAAGAAAATACATAAATGTTGAATTATTAAAATCAGCAATAGGTCCTTGATAGTTTTGCAAATGTCTAGGAAAGTTTTCTTTCATTTGCATTAACACCGGTATAGACTGTTCTGGAGAAAAATATATGTGTCTTTCATATGACGTTAACCCTACAAGAATAATATCTGTAGATAGGATTCTTTCTTTTTGAATATCAGACTCTATCTGATACAACATATTAGGCAAAGAGTTTCCACCAACTGCTCTGTTATCTACTGGCAGAGACAATCTGTTAGCTAATAACGCAGGCCAAGCCATCTTTTTTTGTCTATTTTCTAAAGATCGTACGAGAACCGGATCAGCGTTTCCTTTAAGTTCAAACCAATCTTTTATATTTTTCTTTTTAATTTCTTCGGCTTTAGGATGTATTGAAATGTCCAAAAACTCATCGCCGGCGGTATAACTACATCCGTAGGCCACTATTCTAGAAATGTCATTTTTTTTATATTTGAAAGATATATTTTCTGTTGCCGAATCTTTAAACGCTCTCCAATTTTTCCTGCTTACAGATAAAAGATTTATCGGCTTGTCTATGTCCTCTTTAGTCATAGTCGGTTTAACTTTGCACTGATAGACATTTTTTAATGACTTGAC